TCCCAATGTGTGAAAGGGTTGTATGGATTGTCTGTTGTAGTTAAAAGCCATTCTTCTTCCATATGATACCTCCTTATAGATCTAAGGCTATGATTTGCGCCTGGGAGGCCCCTACAGCAGAAGCTACCTCAGATGCAGTATACCCGGCATCTAGTAAAGTTTGAGCCCGGCGGGTCATAGATGTGGTCATACCTCGGGTCTCTCTAGGGGCGGATAGTTGTTTAACAACATCCATGTCGGCGTTCCTCAACATTCTTGTTAGTGCGGTTGAAGATACGCCCCCCATAGTAACGGCTTCCCACTCCCGGGGGGTAAATTCTATAAGAGGCTTACTACCCCCAATTCTAGCACGGGCGGTAATTAATGCGCGACCCCTCTCCTTCCTAAGATCTTGGTCTGACATCTGTGGGTTGGCTTCTATCTTATCTGCTAACAGTTTACCTGCCACTAGTTGGGCCTTTCGCTCTAAAGGTTGATGACGTATAGCCATACGAAGTTTTGCTTCTAAACTCGCTACTTCCTTAGCGTATGTTCTTCTAGCACTGGGGGAATACGGTGTTGTTTCAACATTCAAATAAGATAGTCGTGCTGTGTCCCCTAAAGATTTTAACTTATTAGCATGATCTGCATACACACCCTCTATTAGAGTACCTGAAGAGAGGCTACGTGCGTCTTTCGCCTCATACATTTTGGTGGAGCGTATCTTCTTCTGTATAACTTTACCTTGTTTGTTGACATACTCCTCACCTGTATAGCTAAACACTTTAGCACCGGTCTTAGGGTCTATGGTGTAGTAATCTTTCCGATGTAACACAGGTTGTTGTGAACTCGCCTTAGATATTAGGGTGGAAGCACCAGCTCTAGCAGAACCTTGATATTTAGTTTTTAAGGCTGAAATACCATGGTCTATTTGAGATTGTTTCCAATTCAACTTATGTTTTTCAGCATCGATAACTACCATACTGTGTTTTACAGCCCGGGCTATTTCAGACTCCGAGGCCCCCGATATCGTCATATCAGTTATGAGATTAGAAATGTTACCCATCTGTCTCTGTTTGACTTTACTACTCATAGGAATCATACCCTCATACGAAGGATATGTTGCCTTGGGGTCAAACGTTTTTAAAGATGCTAATGTGGACGAAGTACTAACTCTACCTCTATCGTTAGGTATTAAAATAACTGTGTCACCATCGAAGTCTGCACCTGATAATTGGGCAGCCACATCTGGATGTATAGCTACAGCATCTTTAGCCATATTACCCATGACTTTTTTAGCATTTGGGTTTTTGTTATTTACTACCAGGGAGGGTATTTCAAATTTACCACCATGGGGGTATCTAACTAAAACTACCCTCTCCCCGTTTTGGTAATTTGGGGCATATATTTCAGTAGGTTTCATGGTTGGTTCAGGTAATAACACATTCGTTGTTTGTCTCGGTAGAGCAGCTGCTTGTAGATGTACTGCAGCGGAATCAGCGGAATCAGCGAAAGCTTGTAACAGGTGCTTCTGAACAACGGGGTTATTTAGACGCATAATCTCATCATATTCTGATTTTATATGTTCATATTCTAATTCCAGTTGTTCTTGTGCCAATTTCTTACTTTGTTTTGACAACATCTGTGAGGCGAGTGATTTATTCCACTTACTCCAATCACCTTCTTCATAAACAATATTTAATGCTGATTGTTGGGTTTTACCAGCGGCGTCGACATATGTCTTAGTTTTAAATGACGACCCGAAAGGGTTTTCAACATTATCTTCTTGAGTTTTGAGGGAGTCTAATACGTTATCACTCTTAGATTTAGACGAATGAAATACTATATCTACACCTGCTGGTAAATTATCACCATACACCGCCATACCTTTGAGATAATGTGTACCATCTACCGCGATTCTAACTTGTGCATAGTTAGCCTTACCTAGACTCAACTCTGGTACCCCACGTCGTATCTCTATGAGACCATCTCTGTCCCCACCACCTTCTTCTGCAGATATAACTTTGATTCTATCTGAGAGTGTATTTACAACAGGTTGTTTTTGAGTGAAGGTGTACCCTCCATCTTCCGAAT